AAGTCCTGAACAAGAAGACCGGCGAGATGGAGACCAAGCCCATCGTCGACCTCATCATGCCGTCCAGCAAGATCGAGGCAGTGAAGGAGTTCATCAATGACAACCCGGACAAGAAGTTCGTCGTCTTCTCAGCCTCCAAGAAGGCTTGTTACCTGGCACAAGCGGAGTTCACGAGTCACGGCATCACCGCAGAAGTCCTTTCAGGGGACACGAAGGACTCTGCACGTCGGGAGATGGTCAATCGTTTTGTTCAAGGGGAGTTCCGAGTCTTCATCGCAGTCATCGAGGCTGCTGCCGAAGGTATCGATGGTCTCCAGCATGCGACCGACACCGCTATCTTCCTTGACCGTTCATGGAAGACCATCAAGAACAAACAGGCAGAGGATCGTCTCCATCGTGGTGGTCAGAAGGACACCGTCCTTATCATCGACGTCATGGCAAGAGACTCACTAGACTTCGGTCGACATCAACGCCTGCAGGAGAAGTGGGCATGGATCAAGGCTGTCCTCGGAGACCCGGGTACTGCACAGAAGATGATCACAAGCGGGAAGGACATTGCAGCATGAGGAACCTCTGGTACGGCAACTCCAAGAACCTGGATCTGGCGGTGATGAAGGCCGATGCGCTCAAGCACTCCATCGGCGACAACCGTCACAGACCGGAGAAGGCGGTTGTGCATCACCACCTCTTCGGCACGCACTGCGACGGAGAGTTGCACAACGTCTTCATCAACGGGGAGACGCATGACCACGTCGGACAGGTGAAGGGGATGGGACGCTAATGGCATACCTAGTGGTGTTGTCCTTCGAGGATGACGAGCAAGCTCTGACCCTCGTTGAGGACATACTGGCGTACCCCGGATCCAAGATCCTGACGCCTGCCCTTGAGAACGATGTCAAGGGCAAGGTGGAGGCCATCTACAAGAGGCCCACTATGTTCTGTGACCCCACGGATCGGTCGACCCACTCTGGTGGCAAGATGTCGTACTCGTTCACCAAGGGTCAGAAGTACGGTTGGTGGGTGTGCGTCTCGTGTAAGAAGCCCTCCAAACTCTTCTGGGAGTCTGTCATGGAGAAGGAGTCCTCGTTCGGAAAGAACCAACTGAAGGTCCTCTTCACCGACGATTAGAGACAATCTGGAGAAAATTCAATTGTCTAAACCCGTGAAGTCTCATTGAGGACTTACTATAATTGTAACAGAAGCCACACCGAGAAATGGGAGAGTTGTGGACGTCAAGGAATATATTGACCTCAAGCTGGTGCATGAGATCCACACTAGCGAGCGTCGCTCCTTCAGGGCCTGTAGGCGCAGGTGGGATTGGTTGTTCAGACACAACTACTACCCCATCGTGACGGCCAAGCCTTTGGAGTTTGGGGTTGCATATCACAAGGCGATGGAGACGTACTATGCTCCAGCTACCTGGGACTGGGACCGTGAGGTCATCGGAGCTCAGGCCATCATCGACTTCGTTGAGGTCTGCCAAGAGCAGCGCAAGAAGTTCCTGAGCCAATCGTCTGTACCTTTCCTGGAGGACGAAGTTCAGCAGGACTACGACGAGCGGGTCGAACTGGGTCGCGGTATGCTCAAGTACTACTTCGAGCATGTCGCTCCTCGTGAGGACGTGAACTGGAAGCCAGTCAAGGTGGAGATCGCCTTCATGGTCGCCATCCCCAACCCAGAGACGGGCGAAGAGGCTATCTGGTGCAACTGTGATCTGTGCTGGGAGAAGATGGTCAAGTACTCAGACGATCACCCTGAGCTGCCGATTACCTTCTTCCCACCCAACAAAGGTGCCTTCAAAGGCCTCCCTGTGGTTTACGCCGGCAGGCTTGACATGCTCGCGATTGACGGCAATGGGAACTACTGGATCTTCGACTGGAAGACGGCACGAAGCATTGCCGACAACTACGAGTTCCTGTACCTCGACGACCAGATCGGTTCGTACTGCTGGGCGCTGACGAAGCTCGGCATCAACGTCGTCGGGTTCGTCTACCACGAGCAACGCAAGGGCTACCCGTTGCCGCCCAAGGAGAACGTCAACCGCAGACTCGGTCGGCTGTACAGTGTGGCGAAGAACCAGGACACGGACTACGACACCTACCTTCGTACCGTCAAGGAGAACGACACCGAGGCCTACGAGTCAGGACTCTACGATGAGTTCCTGGAGTTCCTAGGCAACGAGGGCATCACCTACTTCGCTCGGCATCAGATCATCAAGTCGATCCCGGAACTGCTGGAGATCGAAGAGGGCATCGGGATGGAAGCCCTCGACATGATCGACCCGAAGCTTCGCATCTACAAGTCCGCCGGACGGTTCGGCTGCAACTTCTGCGCCTTCCGTCAGCCTTGCATGGAGAAGAACGGTGGAGGCGATTACCAGTATGCACTCGATACCATGTACGAGGTACGCATACCCTACTATGTCAGGCAAGAACAGGGCGCATCAACAGAATCCAAAGGAGGCGAATGAAATGGCACTCAGCAGCACCAGAGCAATCAAGAAACTCGGCAAGGACGTCGCCAAGCTCAAGGACGACTTCGACGAGGGCACCGTCATCAGGTGGCTCTCCGTGACCAGTGATGACAAGACGTACACCTACGTCGTAGTCAAGGCCGCTGGCAAGTGGTGGATCACCGGAACCGCTCTCTGGTATGGCAAGCAAATCTTCACCTACGAAGAGCTTGTCGGCATCCTCAGCAGGAGCGACGTGGCCACTGTCGAGGTTGCCATCGAGTGGGCTGGAGTGAATCGCTGATGGCCGAAGAGAGACTGACACCATCCTCCCTAGCGGGCCTGGAGGTGAAGCCCGTGCACGAACGCAGTCGGTACATCAACGTCCTGTTCTACGGGGACAGCGGAGTGGGCAAGACGACTCTCGCTGGGTCGGCTGACGCCGTCGAGGAGATGAGTCCCGTCCTGTTCATCGACATCGAGGGAGGCACGGAGTCGCTCCAGCACTCCTTCCCTCGTGTGCAGACGGTTCGAGTTCGCACGTGGCAGGACATGCAGAACGTCTACTCGGAACTGTACGACGGGAAGCACCCCTTCAAGACGATCGTGTTGGACTCCCTCACGGAGATCCAGAAGTTCAACATGTACATGATCATGGGGAAGACCGTCGAGGATCACCCCGAGAGGGACATCGATGTTCCCTCCATGCGTGAGTGGGGGAAGAACCTCGAACAGATCCGTCGGCTCGTCCGAGGGTTCCGAGACCTGGAGATGCACACCATCTTCACCGCCCTAGCCCGTAACGACAAGAACGAGAAGACGGGCGTCACCACCACCAAGCCTTCGTTGTCCGGTAAGATGGCCGACGAGGTCGCCGCCTTCCTTGACCTAGTGTGCTACTACTACGTCAAGCAGATCGGCGAAGGCGAAGAGGCTGAGTTCAAGCGGCTCCTGCTCACGCAGAAGACCGACAGCCAGATCGCCAAGGATCGATCGGGAGCTCTCCCGATGATCATGGAGTACCCGACGATGCAACAGATCTACGACCTGGTGCTTGGTCGGCCGCAAGACGCCGTGCTCAAGGGCAAGGTGCTGCAAGACGCAACCCCGCAAGACGCGGTGGATGCAATCCTCACTCAGAAAGCAGGAAAGTAAATCATGGCTGGATTCAAGGTCAACTTCACGGACGAAGAGGCTTCCTCCGAGGCACGCGACTTCGACGCGCTGCCCACCGGGAAGTACTACGCCCGCGTCACGGACGTCTCCCTCGAGGAGTGCGGACCGAACAGCAAGAACCCGGGTAAGAACTACTACCACCTGGAGTTCACCGTTCAGGACGGTGCCTACGAGGGCCGCAAGTTCTGGACCAACGCCATGCTCTTCGAGGGTGCTCTCTACACCATCGCCCAGCTCATGAAGGCGACCGGCTTCGAGGCCGAGCTCAAGAAGGGCAACATCCCCGAGGGCGACGAGTTCGTCTCCAAGGAGGTCATCGTCAACGTGGCGAAGCAGCGCGACCTCTACAAGGAGAAGCCGGAGAACGGTGGCGACGGTGTCACCAAGCTCTGGAAGAACGAGGTGAAGGGCATCGCCAAGTACGACGGTGTCTCGCCCTCGCCCAAGGAGAAGGTCAGCGACGCGG